ACTTAATTCACCAGAAAACACTACGTGGTGGTGCTAACTGGATGGTAGTTTCTCCGAAAGTTTCTACAATCTTAGAATCAATCCCAGGCTTTGCTGCTGACTCTTCTGGAGACAGTGACAAATATAACATGGGAGTTCAAAAGATGGGAGCTATTGATAATCGTTATACAGTTTACAAAAACCCATATATGGTTGAAAATGTCATTTTAATGGGTTATAAAGGAAGTCAATTCCTTGAAACTGGTGCGGTATTTGCTCCATACATTCCATTAATTATGACACCTCTAGTGTATGATCCTGCATCATTCACTCCAAGAAAAGGTATCATGACTAGGTATGCTAAGAAAATGGTACGACCTGACTTCTATGGTAAAGTATGGATTACAGATTTAGATCAAGTTTAATAACTTAATTTAATCTACCTTTTAAAGAGCCGCATTAGCGGCTCTTTTTTTTATATGTATGTATAGTAACAATATTTGGTCGAGATTGTTTTAACAATATAAAAACGGGGAAAATGGCCTCTATGGGTTGACCACTATAGTTGTATCCCTATAATGCTATAAAATTATAATAAGATGGCAAGAAACACAAGTGGAATTAAAAACTTAACGTTTTTAAAAGACTCAAACACAAATTTTGATAATATCCTAGATAGTATGCATACTCTAGTTGACCCTCATGTAGAATTAGCAGATACAGCTGCAATTTCTTTAACAGAGGCTACTCACGGGTATAAAACATGTATTATTCCTAATGTAGGACAGGATACAACTTTAACTTTACCAACACCTAAAGCAGATTTATGGTTTCATCTCCTTTATTTTGGAGCTTTAGCTACAGACGGTCACGATGTATTAATTAAAACAGAAACTCAAAACACGGATTTTTTCCATGGAGGAGTTATACATCATGATACTGCCCAAACGGGTCAAACATCAGCTATGGTATTTGGTGATGGTGATTCAAATGATGTATTTAACCTTCAGTTAGGTCAAGCTATGGATGTATGGATCAGAGGTAAATCAACTACTTCTTGGTACATTTGGGGATGGACAGCAGGTGATACTCCAGTAGAAATTGCTGACAGTTAATAGTTAATCTATTAAATTATCTAAAAAAGAGTCGCATAAGCGGCTCTTTTTTTTATATGTATAATCAAATGTTGCATTATATGACTAAACAAAATATTGAAAGAAAACCACCAAAAGGTTCTGTAAAATTTTCATTAACTCTATCTCAAGAACAAAAAAAAGCAAAAACAGAAATTCTTAAACATCCCTTTAATTTTATAGTAGGTAAAGCAGGTAGTGGTAAAACATTATTAGCTGTTCAGATTGCTTTAGATCAATTTTTTAAAAGACAATATAACAAAATTATTATAACAAGACCTACTATATCTACAGAAGATAACGGGTTTCTTCCAGGATCAGAAAGAGAAAAGATGGAACCCTGGTTAGTTCCTATTCGTTCAAATATGAGAAAAATTTACAATAAACCTCCTATATTAGAAAAAATGGAAAAAGATGAACAAATTGAATTAGTATCATTAGCTCATTTTAGAGGTAGAACTTTTGATAGTTCTGTTGTTATTGTAGATGAATTTCAAAATTTAACACGTTCTCAATTAGCAATGGCTATTGGAAGATTAGGTAAAGATTCTAAGATGATATTTTGTGGAGATTCATATCAAATAGATTTAAAAGATAAAAACTACTCAGCATACCATGACATGGCTAAATTAGTAAATTCAGATTATGTATATAAATGTGTTTTAAATGATAGCCATAGACATGATGCAATAGATAATTTATTAGAATTACTAAACGGGTATCATTAATTTTTTAGATTCTTTCCATATTTATATCCGAACAATCTAATTTAATTTTAAGATGGCAGAGATACCTATTTGGACAGGAAATGCAACTTTTACAACAGGTAAAACAGCATTTGGATTTTATGATTATGAAGATCCCAATACTAGAGGATCAGGTTCGTCTACTTTTGATGAAGATGCTCCTAAAGTAGCAGATTGGTGTGCTAAACGTTTAGGATATCCTCTTGTAGATATAGAATTACAAGATACTAATTTTTTTACTGCTTTTGAAGAAGCAGTAAGTGAATATGGAGCTCAAGTTTATCAATTTCAAATTATAAATAATTTATGGAGAGTTAAAGGATATAGTACTGCTTCTGAACATAAAGATGGTTTTAATCAAATAGATTTGTCCGATGTTTATGGTAGTTCTGAAGGAGGAGGGGCATCAGTAGGAGGAGGATCATCTGGTGGAGGTGGTGGAAGTTATGGAGAAAAAGTATATTCAGCTTCTTTAGATGTAAAAAAAGGAACCCAAAAATATGATTTATTATCTAGTACTCCTGGATATGCTTCTACAACTTTAGAATGGGGAGGATCCGGTTTTGAATTATCTCACTCCCAATCAATCGTTATAACGGATACAAACGGGGTTACAGTTCATTACAGAGCTACAACAGGATCATCAGCAGGAGGATGGATAGAAGGAGCAAATGAGGGAATAAATCCATCAGTAGGAGTAGCAGGAAATATGACAACACAATCAGGAGAATATCGCGAATATATTCATATAAGTGCAAGTGTAGGTGAATTTGTTACAGGTAGTTATGGAGGTTATGCTACAACAACTGATGATCCTGACGGAGTTTATTCTAATCCTGATGGTTTAAATGGTGTACAAGGAAGTGCAGGCAATTCAGCTTTATCAGCAAGTATAGATTCTTTCTTAAAAACATTACAACACCCAAGTGGTCGACATAAAAATTCATTTATTGTTAGTTCTTCTCATAATGCAGATAAAACAATATATGAAATAAAATTAACCCAAAGAACTGAAGCTACAATATCAACTCTTCCCCTTACACTCGCAAATTCAGAAGTAACTATAACAAGCTTTTCAGGAGGTACTTCAGGATTAAGTTTTGAAGCTTCTGGTTCAGCAATACAAGCAGGGAAAAAAAGAATAAATGTTAAAAAAATATTCCACCATCAACCTGCAGCTATAAATAGATATTTTGATCCTTATGCGGGTACAGGTACAGGAATTCAATCATTAATGCAAACTTTTGGATTTGGTAATTATTCACCAGGTGTGAATTTTATGTTAATGCCTATGTATTTTGATGCTTTAAAACTACAAGCAATCGAGATGAATGATAAAATAAGAAAATCAGCTTATCATTTTGAAATAAATGCAGGTAGATATTTAAAATTATTTCCTATACCTACAAGAGACTACACATTATGGTTTGAATATACCATAGCAAATCAATCTCAAGATTTAACAATAGATGATACAGCAGATGAAGGTGAAGATAATGAAAAAGATAGAGGTACAATTACAGATATGTCAAATGTTCCTTATAAAAGACCAGTATATAGCTACATTAATGAACCTGGAAGACAATGGATCAGAAAATATTGTTTAGCTATATGTAAGGAAATGCTAGGGGGTATTAGGGGTAAATACCAAACAGTACCTATTCCTGGGTCCGAAACTACTTTAGACCACAGTAGATTAATAAGTGAAGCTGTTGCAGAAAAAGAAGCATTAATATTACAATTAAGAGAAGATTTAGAAGCAACTACTACACTTAGTCAATCAACAAGAGCAGCAGATGAAAGTGCTGCAACCCAAACACAATATTCGTTAGATAATCCTTATCAAATTTATATACATTAATGATTAGTCTTAAAAACATATTATATGAAGTTTTAAATAACTATAGTGTAGAAGTAGATATTCATATTGATCCATCAACTTCTCATTACGATGTAACAAATGAAATTAGAGCTTTAAAGGGCATAACAATTGTAACTATTATTACTCCTGAAGATTATGTTCAAAAACAAGGAGCAGACGAATATATTAGAATTAGAATAAAGTTTGTAACAAGAGATGAAGCTAATAATATGTTACAACAATTTTTAAATGATGCTTTAGCTCAAAATGATGATGATGAAGTAAGAATACAAGGAATAAAATCTATGAGTTATAGAGAAGGAACTTTAAAAAAACTATAATGGCTTTATTTGGAAAACAAAGAGATATAAATCTATTTCATACTATAAATAGTGAACTTTTGAAAGATATAATTCAAACAGAAGTTGCTTATTATAAATTTGCCTTAGAACAAACCACTACTAATGTTTATGGTGAGTCTATGGGTAAAGTTTACTATGAACCCATGAAAATCGCGTGTTTAATCGATAGAGAAGATGAAGTATGGTCGTCCGATGATTTTGGATCTGATTTAAATCAATCTGTTGTTTTTAGTTTTTTAAAAAATGAACTTCAAGATATAAATTTAATACCTGAAGTAGGAGATATATTACTTTTTAGAAATAATTTTTATGAAGCCGATAGTAAAATAGAAAACCAATTAATAATGGGGAGAGATAAAGATTATGCTTTATCAACAGAAACTTCAACACACGGAGATAGTTTTTCTATTATTCTTAATACCCATATTTCAAGAGTAGAAAAATTAAATTTAATACCTCTTAGAGGAGGTAAATACCCAGAAACTATAAAACCATATGGAGGAATAGCAAATACATAAATAAATGGCAGATAAAAAAGACATAAATCCAAGAAGACCAATACCTTCATCTGAATATGATAAATTAAGAAGTAATTTATCTGCTAACTTTAAACCTGGTTTTCCTGTAATTGATAAAAGTTTTCCTGGACCTGATACTAGACCAAGTATAGAAAAAGGAGATCATACTACACGTAAAGACGACACTAAAAAAAATATATCAATAGGATTACAAGACCATGATGAAGCTATAATGTATTATTTTAATAAAGTTATAAAACCTTCAGTTATTATAAACGGAGATAGAACTCCCGTCCCTGTTATATATGGGGCTCCTGAAAGATGGAAAGGGGTTCAAAAAGATGGATATTTTAGAGATAAAGGAGGTAAACTTCAATCTCCTCTTATTATGTTTAAAAGAGATACTGTTGAAAAAAGAAGAGATCTTGGAAACAAATTAGATGCTAATAATCCTCAATTTTATTATTCATTTCAAGAAAGATACACACCAAGAAACAGATATGATAATTTTAGCATATTACAAGGAAGAAAACCCCAAAGAGAAAGTTATCTAGTTGTAGTTCCTGATTACGTTATCTTAACATATACTTGTACTATTTGGACAGATTTTGTATCTCAAATGAATAAATTAATTGAAATGATTAATTATTCATCAGATAGTTATTGGGGAGATCCAGAACGTTTTAAATTTAATGCCCAAATAGACACATATAATAATACAACAGAAGTATCTCAAGGACAAGACAGAGTAGTAAAGTCTAGTTTTGGATTAACAATCCAAGGATATTTAGTACCAGATAGCTTAAATAAAGAAATTGCTAATGGGGCTATGAAGAAGACATACAGTAAATCTGTAGTAACTTTTGGCACCGAAATAGTAACAACACCATTTGGAGATATAAGATCAACAAGAGAATCAGTTAGAAGTGCTCCTGTAGCCCAAAATATAGTACAACATGGAGAAGGAATAGGATTCCAAGAAATAGGAAAAACAAATCAAATAGGATAATAAAATGGCAAAAGTAAATAAAACAATATTAAAAACATATTTTGAATCAGGAGATATACCTACACAAAATAATTATATAGATTTAATAGATTCACAATTTAATTTAGCAGAAACATCTTTACAGATAATAAGTGGTACTCTTAGTGCTTCTGCAGCTAATTTTGAATATTTAAACTTAAAAAAAGCATATTTACCCGGTGTAGGAGTGGGTGAAGCTAAAGTAGGTTCAACTTTTGCTATTGGTAGAACTTTAGAAATATCAGGTTCTGTAATAGCAGATACAGGATCATTTAGTCATTTATCTATAACTCAAGGTACTGTAAGTTCAAGTGGAGGAGTAGTAACACACCATGTAACTGCTTCAGGTAATGTAAGTTCAAGTAGTACAGGATCCTTTGGTCATATTCGCACTCCTGTAATAAGCTCACCGGCTTTAGTTAATATTATTGGAGGAAGTAATGGTATAAAATTAACAGGACATGCAATAACATCATCAGCTGTAATAACTTCAAGTAGAGGCATAACAGCAAGTGCTGCTGTATTTTCAGGCCATGTAACAGCATCTAATATAAAAGCTACTGGTGAATATTATATAACTTCGAATAACTTACCAGTGGTGACCTTTACCTCAGGAGAATACATATTTGGTGATACTGGTGGAAGTGGTACTGCAAACAAAGTCCAAATACTTGGAACTAATTTCAAACTAAATGGAAGCCTAACAGCCTCTGCAATTAGTTCAAGTACAGGTATAACAGCCAGTGCTGCTTTATTCTCTGGAAATGTAACCTCTTCAGGTAATATAAGTTCAAGTGCAACCATAACAGGTCTTACAGGTTCTTTTGGGTATGTAGATGGAACTAATATTAATTTTACAAGTATTACTGCAAGTGGAGATTTACTACTTACTACGGGTAGTAGTGGTATTAGATCAGCAGGATCTCTGATAGTAACACTTGAAGATATAACTAATTTAGGTGCATCTACTGATTTTCAAATTAAATATGGAGTTTCAGATTCAACAATATTTAAAGTTGATGAAAGTGGGTTTGTATATCTTTATGGTGGTATTGTTTTTGGTGAAGGAGCAGATCAAAACTTTACATCTGATGGTAATATGACTTTTGTATTAGATTATGATGATGATGAAACAGGCCAAAGTTTCACATTTAAAAACAAAAACACAGTATTAATGGAGTTAGATGAATCCGATGGGTTAAATGTTTCAGCTAATGTAACAGGTTCTAACGTTAAGTTTGACACTATCACTTGTGGAAAAATTTCATCATCAAATATAATAAGCTCAAGTGCTCATATAAGTTCAAGATACAATATATTAGGTTATGAAAATGTTAATGGAGGTAATGGAGTAGGAGCCGCAACAACATTAAATCCAGATGTCGGTGTTTCTTTTTGCAATACAGATAGTGCAGAAAATTATTTTACTTTAAGTGATGGAGTTTCAGGACAAGTTAAACATATAGTACATAAAAGTCGAACAAACAGTGTTGATATGGTTTTAAGACCCCAAAATTTGGCAGCAGGTACAACTCTAACATCAGACAGAGAAGGAAGGGGAATTACATTAATATTTGGTCAATCTGCTTGGCATGTAATAGGAGATTTGGGTGAATTTGTATTAGCGTAATATGGCAGGAATAGGCAATAAGTATACTAAAATAGAATGGGGTCAAAAAATTGTTGATGGGGTAGATGCTACCTTTAAATGGAATACAGCACCTAATAATTCTACATATCCTCGTTATACTTGGAATGAAGTTGAATTAATTCGTCACGCTGGAGGCGATTTAATGAACGAGCCATGGCAAAAATGGGATAAAGAAAAAAAGAAAAAATTAATAAAACTTATTTGTAAAGTAAAAGGAAAAACATATAAAGATTCTAAATATATCAATGATTATAAAATAAAAATTAGTGATGTAAAATTAGCTACCAAAGAAATTCTAGGTATAGAACTAATGACAGAAAATATTAAGTTTTAATTATTACTTTATATTTATAATAAAACATATTTAATGTATAAATTATTTACAGATAAATCAGAACTTTTTGAATGTGATATTAAACTTCAAGGAGCAAGTCTAAAAAAATCAAAAGCACGATTAGTAGTCGAAACACAAGACTATTCTTTAATGTTCAATGGTTCTATATCTAATGGAGGTAAGTGTGAAATTCCCATTAGAAAATTAAAAGGTTTAATCGATGAAGATACTACTGGTAATATTCGATTAGAAGTAATAGCAGAAGATACATTTTTTACTCCATGGGAATCAGATTTTGAAGTTGAAACAAGTAAAAAAGTAACAGTAGAAGTAAAATCACAAACAACTAAAAAACCTATTGTAGAGGCAAAAGTTAAAGTTACTGTTTCTGAACAACAACATGTGGTTAATTTACTTAAATTACTTATAAATGAAAATATTAATATTAAAAATATTTCTTATAAAAGAAATAAACTTAATAACATAGTGGCAACATACTTAAAAGAAAACACTGTAAAAAATAATAAAGAAGTTATAAGAGGTGTTTTAAAAAGACTTGAAAAACAAAAATAAAATGGTTATAAATGGCATTAAACGATCTAACGAATCAGAACATACAGGATACTTACCAAAAAGTAGTCCAAACAGATGGAGTCAATCTTGCTGACGGAACTGGAAGCGCATTACCTATAAAATTTGATGGACCTGATCTTATAGTTTCAGGAGCTCTTAGAGCCCAATCTTATATAGTTTCCGAAAGTGTAGTTAATGTTTCTTCAGGATCTACAATTTTTGGTGATTCTACAGACGATTCACACACATTTAAAGGAAATATAACTGCATCTGGAACAATAAGTTCAAGTAATACTATAACTGCTAATAAGTTAGCTATAAATGATGATTGTACAATAGAGGATGGAAATATTACAATACTAAATAACTTATCTGCTGGAAATTCTCAAATTAATGATCTACAATTACTTAGAGGTAAAATAAAATTTGAGGGTAACGTAACAGCATCGGGTCATATAAGTTCAAGTGAAACAATACATGCAATAGATTATTATGATAATGGAACAAATATAAATACAATATATTCTCCTATAGCAGGAGGTACAGATATAGTAACTGTAGGAACAATTGGAACTGGAGTTTGGCAAGGAACAACTATTCAAAGCCAATATTTAGATGGAGATACGGCTCATTTATCTACAGATCAAACATTTACAGGAAAAAAGACATTTACCTCTGCTATTACTTCATCCCATATAAGTTCAAGTGCAACATTAACAGCAAATCTAATTAATTTACCAGATGCCGATTCTACAATTACGACTGCTACAGCTTCATTAGCGTATATTATGTCAGAACCAGACACATCAGACCCTAAAGATACAAAAATAAGACTATCTAATGATGCTATGCAGGTTACTGTAGGTAATCTCAGATTTATAAACTTATATGAATACGGAACCGGAAATAGTAGTATCGATATAAATCCAGAAAAAGAAGATATAAATTTCAGAGTTAGAGGTGATAATAATAATGATTTAATATGGACAGATGCAGGAGCAGATAAAGTAGCAATAGGAACAGGCACAGTTGGTGACTCTTTATTAACAGTTGATGGTGATATAACACTAACAAATATAACCTCCTCAGGCACAATAAGCGCTAGTGGAATGATCCAAACAGCAGGTGCAATCAGCTCAAGTACTGGTATAACAGCAAGTAATGCATTTTTTTCAGGTAATGTAACCTCCTCAGGTAACCTAAGTTCAAGTCTAGGTAAGGCAAGATTTGGGGGAGGGTATTATACTCAAACTGCAAGATTTGTAGATGCATCTACAAATAATGCAGCTATCCAAAAATCTGATGGTGGTGAATTAGATACATTACAGTTAAAGACAGCTGAGACACAAGTTAATAATCTTAAAACAAGTGGCCATATTACAGCATCAGGAATTATAAGTTCAAGTAACAGTTTAGTAACAAACCATATAACAGCATCAGGTAATATAAGTTCAAGTGGTGGTAATATAATAGCAAATTTCCCAGATACAAACGATGATGCTGATCATTATCCTACTGTAGTAACATCTCAAAATTCTACATTAGAAACCCAAAATTCATTATCAATAAATCCTTCAACCAATACTGTTAAAATCGCACTAAGAAATATCCAAGTATCTACAACAGGAGACCACAACGTAGGTACAGGTGATGTTGTATTTTTTGGGGGAGGCAGTACAACACAAGGAAATATATGTTATTTACAAGCAAACGGTGAATGGGGAGATGCCCTAGCAGACGCTACAAATACATCAACACAACTATTAGCAATAGCTCTAGGAGATGACCCTGATGTTGATGGAATGTTATTAAGAGGAATGATAACTTTAGATCATGATGTGGGAAATAATCAAGGTGTACCACTATATTTATCAGATACTGCTGCAGGACAAGCAACTGTAACCGCTCCTAGTTCAAATAATGATGTAGTAAGAGTTATAGGATATAATATGGGGGATGATGATGAGATATGGTTTTGTCCAGATAATACATGGGTAGTAGTAAGTGCATAATTATGAATAATATGATAACCCCCACCCAATGGATAAATGGTGAATTAACTGAAAAAGAACATGGTTATTATATTGAAGGAGAAGATGAATGTGTTTTATACCATCATGAGCAAAAAGGAATAAAAAAGGGTGTTGAATTACTTTGTAAAAAATACAAGTTTGAATCTGTCTTAGAATTAGGATTTGGAATGGGTTGGACAGCAACAGAATTTCAAAAACAAGGAATAAAAAGACATGTTATTATAGAGCCGAATAAAGGAATCTATGAATCTGCATTAGAATGGAACAAAAATCATAATGCAGAAATACTAAATATGTTTAGTTGGGAATATGAACCAAAAGAAAAATTTGATTTAGTTTATGATGATGTTTTAGAATTTGGAAATACTAGAGATAGACATCGTGAATTTGTAGATAAATTTAAAAACCAATGGTATGCTAGATGTATGCAATGGAAATGTCTCTATAAAAATACGCTTATGGAAAAACCATATATAGATTACGAAGTAAATGGAACTAAGTATAGACAAATAATAGAGAAATTATAAATGGCAACAGCATATTTAAATCCTGCAGCTGCAATAACCAATACTAATTGGGACTCTTCTAATGTGTCTGAGTTAGACCAAGGAGAAACTTCTAATACCTGGAACACAACAAATCAACCTGCAGATTTAGTGGTCACTCTTGATGATTTTGATTTTAGTGGATTAGGGGCTACTAGTATTACTAATGTTCAATTAATACTTGTTGGTAATTACAATAGTCGTTCGGGATTTTGGACAGCTAATACAGAAATACAAAACTCAGCTGGTTCTTCATTATACTCTGAAAATCTTACAGTTCCCGCAGGAAGAACCGCATCAACACTTACTGGAACCGTAAGAACAACATCAGATGGATCTACAGCGTGGACAGATAGTGATTTAGATGGAATGAGGATAAGGGTACTCTCTCTTAATTGTGCAACTAAAGGACAGTTGGTTCAATTTTATATTAGAGTTACATATGAAACCGGATATGGTCATACAATTTCTGGGGTAGCATCATCAAATATAGGTTCAATAAATACAGTAGCAACAGCTAATATAGCTGAAGTAATAGGAGTAGATTAATTTATATTTATAATATATGGCTATAAAAATTAAACATACAGACCCTAAATCTACTGATTTTGGACCTAATGATATTGTTATTAATGTTAAAGAAGGTACTTTATTCTATAAATCTGAAAAAAATATATTCAAATTAACAGGAGATAATTTAGATAAAACAAATGATCTCATTACTTTAAATTCAAATATATCTGCATCAAAAGCCTTTTTTGCTACTCCTGGAATAGGAGGTATGGTTATAGGATCTCAAAATAATAATGTATTTGAGGTAGGAACAAAAACATTAGTAGTAGGAGGATCAATAATACCTTCATCTTCTCTTTCTTCAAAATATGATTTAGGAAGTCTTGATGAACCTTGGAAAGACATATATCTCTCATCTGATTCTTTACATTTTGTTAAACACGGTAAAGGTATAGGATTTTCTCAAATAGAAAATGGCTTTATAATAGAAGGTTATAGTATTCAATCAATAAAAGAATCAAAAACCTTATCACTTACACATGACCCTAATCCTAATGAAAAATTTGATAATTTTAAAATAGGAGGCGCTGGATTAGTAGTAGAAGGCTCCATCACAGCATCAGGACATACAATAAAAGCAACTACGGGATCATTTGATCATTTTATAACATTAGGTGACACAATTGAATTTATAAATAAAACTACAAAAGCAGTAGAAGGTTTTTTAAAATTCGATACAAGTGATGGATTACAAATACAATCTGCTGATAGAAACCCAACAAGAGCAAAATTTCGAGATATATATGCAACAAATATAACATCATCAGGCAATATAAGTTGTAGTGGAACTGTAATAGCTGACTCTTTCCAATCAACAGGAGAAGATGATCAATTAGACTTTTCAGACCATATAAATGTAAGAGGAAATATAACATCTTCAAACCATATAAAAGCAGTAGGATTTACAGGTAGCTTAACAGGAGATGTTATAGGAGAAGCAACAAATGTATCAAATGCTTTAACAATTGGTACAGGCGTAGATCTAAATTCAGGAGTCAATTGGGATGGAACACATGCTAGAACATTAAGCTTAGATCTTACAGAAGTTGGTTTTGGTGGAGGAGCGAATAGACTAATAACAGATGATGGTGATGGTACTGTATCAACAGAAGCAAATTTAACATATGATGGTGATGGAATAAATTTAACTGGCCATATAACAGCTTCAGGTGCTATAACAGCAAGTCAATTTGAAGGTAGTAATATAGGATCTATATATGAAACTTACATTTATATAACCCCAGCTGAATTTTTTCCCGACGATATTACAGATTATTCTCGTACTAGAGCTTCTGGAATAGGAGGAAATGGTGCTTATTTAGCAGATGGGGGTAGTATAAATGTATATACTGCGATGAAAATGATCCCAAAAGGATACAAAGCAACAAAAACAATGGTATATGATAATAATCCAGCAGCTTCTACATATACAACATATTCTAGTAGTGTCAGTGTTACTACAGCAGGTCTTAACGCAGGTATATGCGGAACAGCAACAGCAACAAATACAGAAAAAGACATAACAGATATTACAGGAGGAAGTGGAGTTTATTGTATATTAAATTGGACACCAGCAGCGGCAAATAGATGTTATGGGGGTTATATTAGATTAGAAAAAACTTAATGTTTTTAAATTAATAATATATGTATATATAAACAATAAAAGTTATGGCTATAAAAGATAATAAAATTCCATCTCCTTCAGAAGTTAAAGCAACCCCTCAATCTTTTTCTCAACAAGAAATTAATGATATAAAGAATTTAAAAACCGAAATTAATAAACTAACAGTTCAATTTGGTCAATTATGTATTCAAAAATATAAATTAGAAGAAAAAGAAATTCAATTAAAAAATAAAATGAAAAATTTAGAAGAACAAGAATCTTCTATAGCAAAAACTTTAACATCTAAATACGGTAAGGGAAGTATAGACCTAGAAACAGGTACTTTTACCCCCTTAACATAGTTTTGTAAAATTTTCTTATATTTATTGACGATTAAGCTTTACGTTTAAGCTTCAGTTTTTGGTTTGGTTTATAACCCTCTTTCATATTTATAGGGGAACAACCAAAGACATAAATTTATAAAAAAAATATAAGATGGCAGAACAAATAATATCACCCGGTGTATTTACCAGAGAAAATGATTTATCATTTTTACCCGCAGGAATTGGAGCAATAGGAGCCGCAATGGTAGGACCTACTGTAAAAGGACCTGCATTTGTACCAACAGTAGTAAATAGCTTCGCAGAATATGAAAGACGATTTGGAGGTTTAAGCTCAGAAACTTTTGTACCCCAAACAGTAAGAGAATATTTAAAAAATGCAGGATCAGTAACTGTATGTAGAGTATTAGCAGGGGGAGGATATACATATAAAACAACTTTATCACCAGCTTATTTAATTGCAGGGTTAGCAGGAATAGGTAGATCAACAATTGAAGATGGTTTTAAGATAGAAGGTTATCTACCAGGAGCTAGTGGAGTAATATTAGGTGCTATTTTCCCTTCAAAAGATACAGGAGGCCATGCAGACTCTCCAGATTTGTCATTAACAGATATAATAGGATATAGTGGTTCTGCTCTAATAAGTGGTAGTACATTTAGTGGTTCATTTAAAATAACATTACAAGGTTCATCAGGTGAATCTACACCAGCTGCTCATAATATATTTTCTGCTTCTATGGACCCAACCAGAGCTGATTATTTATTTAAACAATTAGGATATACACCAGATAACAGTAAAACAGCAGTAAATGCATATACAGGAACTCAAGGATATACTTATATAAATTTTAAATCTTTACAATCCCAATCTCAAGCTTCATCTGTACCAGGATATGATGTTTTAGGTAAAGCATCTACAGTAAGAGTAACAGTACAAGGTTCAGATATGGAATTTAATGGTATAGGCCAAACAGAAGGATATAGTTATGCTTCTACACCTTGGATTCGATCTAATTATACAACAATAGGTGAAACAACTACAAAACCATTATTTAAAGTTCATACATTAGCACATGGTACCTCTTGCAATACAGATTATAAAATATCTATTGCTAACCAAAAAACAATGTCGGACATAGACGGTGAAGAACAATATTCACAATTTTCTTTAATTGTAAGAAAGTTTAATGATACAGATAAAAATCCTATTATTGTAGAACAATATAATAACTTAACTTTAGATCCAGATAGTCCTAATTATATTTCAAGAAAAATTGGAGATAGATATCCCCAATACAATGATACTTTAGGTAAAGTTGAATTATTAGGTAATTATCCTAACATTTCACCTTATATTAGAATAGAAGTAGATCAAGCAGTAGAAGCAAAATCAACTTCACCAAAATTATTACCTAAAGGATTTTCTGCTCCTATTAACCCAATAGCATCAGCTAAATTAAAATCAGTATCTCAATTTCCATCAGCTTCTTATGAAGTATCACAATCATTAGGAACAGATGGAGCTTATAATAGTAAAGGATATTTAGGATGGAAATTTAGAGAAAAACAAGCAGATAATGATAACTGGATAAAACCTTTACCTTCAACACAAGAAACAAATAAATCAGGTGAATTTAATGTAGATAGTGAATATGGCCATATAAGTTCAAGTTTATGGACAGGTTCCTTAAGTGCCTCTATAGATGTAACAGGAACGAGTGGACCAACATCAAATCAAATAAAATTCTCAGTTCCTTTCCAAGGAGGAGATGATGGTACAGCACCATGGCTTCCTATATGGACAGGAGCAGAAAGTTCAGAAGGAGGCACATATGCCTCAGGTACTAATTTATTTGGATTTGATTTAAGTACTACATCAGCAGCAGGGTATAAAGGATATAAAAAAGCAATTGATATATTATCAAATCAAGATGAATATGATATCAATATGTTAGCTATGCCTGGTGTTATTAAATCACTCCATCCATTAATTACAAATGCAGGAATTGATATGGTTGAAGATAGAGGAGATTGTTTTTATGTAATGGATTTAGCTAAAAAAGAATCATCTGTAAATAATGCAGTTAGTGTAGTCTCTGGTTTAGATAGTAACTATGCTGCAGTTTATTATCCATGGGTTAAAGTACTTGATACTGCTGCTAATAAGCCAGTATTTGTACCACCATCTGTAATAGTACCAGGAGCCATAGCAGCTTCAGATAGAATAGGAGCTGAATGGTTTGCGCCTGCAGGTTTAAACAGAGGTATTTTAGGTAATGTGTTAGAAGCTAAAATAAGATTAAATCAAGCTGAAAGAGATACTTTATATGATGCAAAAATTAATCCAATAGCAACATTCCCACAAACAGGAGTTTGTATTTGGGGACAGAAAACATTACAAGAAAGATCAACAGCATTAGATAGAATTAATGTTCGAAGATTATTAATTGCACTTAAGAAATTTATTGCAAGTTCTTCTAGATTCTTAGTATTTGAACAAAATACTATTCAAACAAGAGATAGATTCTTAAATATAGTTAATCCATATTTAGAATCAGTACAACAAAGACAAGGATTATATGCATTTAGAGTACAAATGGATGAAGGTAATAACACACCAGATATTGTTGATAGAAATCAATTAGTAGGTGCAATTTACTTACAACCTGCTAAAACAGCTGAATTTATAATACTTGACTTTAATGTATTACCAACGGGAGCAACATTCCCCTCATAAAAACTAAAAAAGATTATATTTATAACGGAATAAAAAAAATAAAAAAATGGGAATAATAGATTCAACAGGGGGGATGATGTTTACAGCGTTTGAACCTAAACTACAAAACAGGTTTTTAATGTCAATTGATGACGGAGCAGGAAGTATTCCAGGATATCTTATTAAAAAAATATCTAGACCTAGTGTTACTTTTGGAGAAGTAGTTCTTGATCATATTAATGTGAAAAGAAAACTTAAAGGTAAAGCAAATTGGGAAAACATTACATGTGATCTTTATGATCCCGTAACCCCATCAGGCGCCCAAGCAGTAATGGAATGGATTCGTTTATCACATGAATCTGTAACAGGTAGAGATGGTTATTCTGATTTCTATAAAAAAGATATATTAATTAAAACCTTAGGTCCTGTAGGAGATATTGTTGAAGAGTGGAAATTAAAAGGAGCTTATTGTCAATCAGCTAATTTTGGAGATATGTCTTGGGATACAGATACTCCTGTTAATATTTCATTAGTTATAGTAATGGATTACGCTATCTTAAATTACTAAAATCGCTACTTAATATAAAGAAAAGCGCTTATTTTAGCGCTTTCTTTATTCTACATATATGTATATCTGAACCAGTTTTAATTAAAATAACGTTATGGATAAAACAAAACAATTATTTCCTGCAGAGGAAGTTACTCTACCTTCAAAAGGTTTACTTTACCCAAAAGACTCTCCATTAAGAAAAGGAATTATAGAAATGAAATATATGACTGCTAAAGAAGAAGACATATTAACAAATCCTAATTTAATCGAAAATGGAACAGTAATTGATAAATTATTAAAATCTCTTATAGTGACTGATATCAACTATAATACCTTACTAACAGGCGACAAAGATGCTATTTTAGTTGCTGCTCGTGTTTTAGGTTATGGTAAAGATTATACTTTTAATCATAGAGGAGAAGAAATTAACATTGATTTAACTACTATTAAAGATAAACAATTAGATGAAAAGTTAGTAATAGATGGTAAAAATGAATTTTCATATACTCTCCCTACAGCTAAAAAAGAAATAACTTTTAAATTTCTAACTCACGGTGATGAACAAAAAATCCAAAGAGAATTAAAAGGTCTTAAAAAACTTAATAAAGAGGTAACTAGAGAATTATCAACTCGAATGAAATATGTTATCACTTCAATAGATGGAGATTATGAGCAAAAAACTATTAGAGAATTTGTAGATACTCAGTTTTTAGCTAGAGATGCAAGAGAATTAAGAAACTATATTAAAAAAATCCAACCAAGTGTCGATTTATCATATGATTATGAAGACCAGAGTGGTAATACTGTTAAGATCAGTATCCCTGTTGGTATTGGCTTTTTTTGGCCTGACGCCACAATATAGGAAACTTATATTTGATCAAGTGCATGACCTAGTATTCCATGGTGGTGGTGGATTTCAATACTACGATGTCTATAATATGCCTGTTTGGTTAAGAAGATTCCATACTCATAAAATTAGTGAGTATAACAAAAAACAAAATGAAGAAATGGAAAAAGCTAAAAGAGGTCCAAGCTCAAGTCAACCCTCAATACAGCGCCCCAATATAGATCCATCTTCTGTGTATAATTTTAGAAAGTAAAGGCAATTGCCTTTACTTTTTTTATATTTATACATGAAACACATTATTTCATTATGGCAAGAAAACAAAATACTAATTCTCAACTAGAAAAAGGAATAAAACTTATTCAGGATCAATCAGCTGAACTTTTAAAGTTAGCAGGTGTATATGATTCTATGTATAATTCTATCAGTAAAATTAATGAAGGTTTAGGATCAACTGCTTCTATTCAAAACAAACTTAATAAAGGACAAAATGCCTCTAAACAAATTGATGATGGTCTTATGAAAAATAAAGCCAAAATGCAAGCTTTAGCAATGAAGATGAAGACGATGAAAAAACATGGTTTAAAGTTTGATATGGAAGAGGCAAGAAATGCAAGAAAAAAACTTCAAGTTGAAAAAGATATACTACTACAACAAAAAGACCAACAAAATAGCTTAGAACATCAAGGAAAGGTATTAAAAGAAAATCTTAAAGGTTTTATGAAAAGTAAGTATCTAGCGGGAGGAATAACTGCTATGATGACTAGTGGTGTATATGAATTAGATAAATTATGGAAAGGATATAATAAAACTTATGGTTTTACTTCTGATATAGCAAAAAGTGTTCATGAACGTACTGAACAATTAGCTTTAGCTTCTCAAAGAGTTAGTATAACTTTTAAAACCCTCCATAAAACAATGGCAGGAATAGCAACATCTACAGGACTATACGCAGGAACTTTAAGATCTGATGTCTTAGAAGAAGCTAGTGAGTTATCAAAACTTATGGGAATATCTAATAAAGGAATGTCAAATTTAGCTCTCAATGCCCAAAGAACAGGCCAAAATATGGAGGCACAATCCATTTCAATGGTGAAGGGTATAAGAAATGCTGAAAATATGGTAGGAGCAACTGTAGATATGGAAGTAGCTTTTAAAGCAGCTTCTGAAACAACAGGATTAATAAGAGCTAATATAGGTCGTTCTTATGAAGAAATAGCAAGAGTAACAGCACAAGCACAAGCATTTGGTTTAACTCTTCAAGATTTAGCAAGTATTAGTTCTAACATGTTAAATTTTCAATCATCCATTGAAGCAGAACTAACAGCAGAATTATTCATAGGTAAACAACTTAATTTAGAAAAAGCCAGATTATATGCATTAACGGGAGATTATGAATCATTACAAAAAGAAATAGTAGGCCAATTAGGAAGTGAGTATGAATTTTTAAGAATGAATACCCTACAAAAACAAAAATACGCAGCTGCTTTAGGAATGTCTGTAAATCAAATGTCTGATTTAGTTTTGAGAAATGCAGAATTATCAGACATAGAACAACAAGCAAGAGATGCAGGAGATGAACAAACATTAAATATGCTAAAACAAAGAGATCTCCAACAACAAATAGCAGATTTTACAGAAAAACTTCAAACTACTTTTATATCACTTGCAAAAGGTCCTTTAGGTAAAGTAGCAGAAGTAATGGCTAAAGTTTTAAGTAGTACAGAAGCTGTATATGGAATATTAGGATTAATGGCTGTTATGAAGATGGGTTCTATAATAGCATCCTTAAAAATGGTAAGTAAATTTTTAAGTTTATCTGCTTTAAGAGCTGGTTTTACTATGGCTGCTATGACAGCAGGAATAGGTTTAATTGCTGCTGTTGGAGCTGCAGCTATTTTTGCTGCAGCAATGAAAGGTGCAGAAAGTAGAGCAACAGCGGGTGGTGATACTACGGCAGCAAGTGTTAAAAGTTATCAAGGTTTAGGTGATGAAGAAATGGTAACTCTTGATAGAGGAGCAGCATTATTCCATTCAGGTGAATCTGTAGTTAGATCAGAAAATTTTGGTAGAATGAATGCTATTTTAGAAAGAATTGATTCATCAATTAATAAACAAAAACTAAACATTAACGTAGAATCTCATCATGGTACAAGGTTTAGATAAGTTATATTTATAATAAAAAATAATTATTAATTTAAAAAAACAATTTTATGAGTTTAAAAGATAAAAAATCCAAATACGATAGACATGTATTAGGAGAATTAGGAAATTCTATAGGAGGACCAGATGGTACAGGACCTAATCCAGCAGACGGTCCTTATCATACTTTATATGGGGTTAGTGATTCTCCTTTTATAGGCACTTCAGTAGATCATATGGTACATTTATTGAATAATACAACAACAACCCAAACGGGAAACAAGTATCTCCCATCACCATCTAAATCACCATTTCAGGATATAGAGGGTTTGGACATAAACACACAAAAACCTCCACAATATCAGGATAATGGTCCAGATGAAGGATCTTATTAATTAAGAGTTTATGGGTTTATCAGCTAGTTTTTCGGCCTCACCCCCTTCTATATCTTTAATAGAAAGTGGTAGTCAAATTGAGGGTACAACATTAAGATTACGATCTCAAGATCCAGGTGCTTATGATATAGATTATCCATCTAAAGGAATATCCTTTGGAGAGGGTGGTCCTATATTAGGAGATTATGTTAAATGGGATGTCGGTGATGAAAATGCAAATCCTACATTTGAATATGGTATTGGTCAAAATTTTCAACTAAAAGATAATACAATAGATGCTTTTACAAGAGGTGGAATAAGAGGAGCAATTAATAGAAGATTAATTGATGTTAAGAGAATAACTAAATTCTTTGCATCCCCTCAAGGTGCCCAATTTATTGCTAAACAAATGACCCTTCAGGCACAAAATCCTGGAAAACCCAAATTTTATAATTTAGGAATCAATACACTCCAACAAATAGCATTAGCAGGAATACAAAATGTACCACGAGGAGGAGCTTTATCTTTAGGGGGATGGCAAGTAGGTTCAGGAATTGTAGCTACAAATTATGAAACTAGTTTTAAGAAAAAAGAAAGAAGAGAGATTAAATATGGTTTAGGTGATCCTGGTAAAAAATCACAACAAGAAGGTCTTTGGAATAGAATAAAACAAGGAGCAAAAGGCCTTGTTGGGATGGATAAAATAGGATATGATCAAAAATTAAAAGGAAAAATAGATTTAGTAAATGCACTTCCTATTTTAAAATTAAAAGAAACTACAAATAAATTTGAAGAAAAATCTAAAGATTTTGTAAAATTTAGAATAGAAATAGTAGATCACGATACTAATCAAAATGATTTTATAGTATTTAGAGCTTTTTTAGATAATCTATCAGATGATTTTAGAGCTTCTCATAATGAGTTTAAATACAATGGAAGAGGAGAACCTTTTTATACCTACAAACAATTTAATAGAAGCATATCTGTAGGTTTTAAAATAGCAGCTCAAACTAGATGGGAAATGAAACCCCTATATCAAAAATTAAATTATTTAGTAGCCCAAACAGCCCCTAATTATTCTGCAATGGGAAGGATAAGAACCCCTTATGCTTATCTAACAGTAGGTGATTGGTTTAGTAGAGTACCAGGTTTAATAACTCAAGTAGGTTTAAAATGGCAAAAAGATTATCCTTGGGAAATAGCATCAGATAAAGGTTATGGCATGTCAAATTTAAATAAAATTAAAGATAAATTAGAAGCAGAAGTATCAGAAAATACTGAAACTTTAAATGGAAGGGATAAAGATATGTTGGTTTTACCCCATGTATTAGATGTTAATCTTGGTTTCCAACCAATCCACGCATTTAATCCACAAAATACTCCAACATCTCCTTTTATAGGAATTCATGGTGGGGATTTAGGTCCAGATTGGAGAATAGATAAAAATAATAAAAAGAATGAACAAAGTTTAGTTTGGACTGAAGTTCCAGGAGAAGGAAGTCTTTTAGATGAAGGAAAAGAATTATTCCAAAAAACAAAAGACTGGCTAAAAAGTCTAGGTAAAGATAAAGACGGTGAAGAATCTTCAATAGATTCAATTCAATTAGGAAATGATGGTTTTAGGGGAGGTTTAAATAATTCTAACGATGGTTGGAATTTAGGTGATGATGTTGGTGATTTTATTGATATGGGTAGTGATTTTGCTTAATATATTTAAAAAATAAATGAGAAATAGAGTTCAACATATTAAAATGAAAAGAAATAATGGGAAAAGAATTTATACAAATATTAAATACCCAAATATTCCTCCTTCTCCTAATGACATTTATGTTTTAACTTCAATAGGGGATAGACTTGATTCTCTAGCATATCAGTTTTATAAAGATGTAAGATTATGGTGGATAATTGCTAATGCTAATCCCACAAATGTTAAAAGAGATGGTTATGGTTTAAAGCCTAATATAGAAATTAGGATACCTCAAGATATTAGAACAATATTAAAAGATTTCGAACAAATAAATAAATAGTTATGTCTACAATTAAAGGAATATTTGAGCCTTTTTATGATTATGTTCAAAAACAACTAAATCGAAGAAAGGAAATTTTAGGCTATGAAGCTGAATTTACAGGAGATCCTACAGAACATCGTAGCAGAAATATAGATTCAGACTCAGGATCTGCTTTTTTCAAATTAGTCACAGAAAAACAATGTGTTATTAGAATGGCTTCCGGGGTAGATTTAAAATCTAATAATAATATATTAGAAAAAGACGGAGACGAAGATTATTTACTGGCTTCTGGTAAATATGGTAATTATAGTGGTTTAGCTAGGCAATATGTTTTAGAAGGGGGTACTCAATTTCAATATATATTTAGTGGTAGTTATGAAGGTTTTGGAGGAGAACATGGGGGAACAAGAGAAGGATTTGCACAACATGGTCTTATAGATACACATCAAAAAGGCCACACATATGGGGATATAAATGTTAGAGGAAATACAAAAGATGGTTATGGTATAGTACCTATGCCAGGTATAACAGATGCCCAAATAAATACTAAATCAGAAGATGGTTCACTTAGAGAAGCCACTGTAAATTTTGTTTGTTTTAATAGAAGACAGTTACAGGTTTTAGAAACTTTATATATGAGACCTGGATATCCTGTTTTATTAGAATGGGGCTGGACTCCTTTCATAAATAATAAAGGAGAGATAGAAAATGATGAATTTGGTTTTATTGAGGAATTTTGGGATCCAAAGTCGGATTTAAATACAATGAATCGTTCTATTAGAAAGCAAAAAGAAATATCAGGAGGAAATTATGATGGTTTTATAGGATATATTAAAAATTTTGCGTTTAAAGCAAGAGAAGATGGGGGGTTTGATTGTGTTACTGAATTAATAGCACATGGTGAATTATTAGAAGCTTTACAAGTACCTTCTAGATTAGTTACAAGAGGACTTACTTATGATAGTATAAGTGGGTTAACAGATAACGAATGGAATCAGATAAATAGTGGAGACTATAATATTAGAAAGGAATATGAGGCTGTAGATGAATTTTTATATCTATTAAAATCAATAAAAAACACTTTCGATAGAGCAGGAGACGAAGCCCAATTACGTTTAGAAGGTACAGACAAGCATAATGTAAGAATGAAGGTACAGCAGGATGATCCTAGTTGGTGGAAAAATGTAAGGATTGGGACTAGAAACATGTTATCTGCTACTGAACATGAGGCCACAGAATGGGTTACATACAAATATGTAGATAGTAAAAATAGACCTATTGACGTAACTAAATTAAATCAATGGAGTGAAGATTTTGTTGAAGGTTTTGATGAAGTTAAAAAAATAGCAGCAGAAATACTTAAATTACCTGATACTGGTTCTTGGGATGAACATGTAAATGAAATAATTGGGTTAACGGATTTATATGGTACTCAATTTAATGTAGACAGACATAGAGATTTTACCCCACAAGCATTTGATGAACTATATTCTGCAGAGAGTGCTCTTCCATCTGATAATTTAGGACCCCAAACAGATTACTTAGATAATCCTCAAGCAAGGGATATGTATGATAAAGAAGCAAATAAATATAGATGGGATGTAGGAGGTTCTGGAGATGCTTTACAAGCAGAAAAACTATTCGGATCAAAATTAGGTTTTTATTCTTTGATGAATGGTTTGATACTTAAAGAAATAGTTGCTGGTAGAGAAAACACCGATTCCGATAATGTAGATAGTGGTTATGATAAAAGAGTTTTTATTAGATGGGATTTGTTATGTCAGTTGTTAAATCAAAAAGCCATAGGTCATTATCAAGAAAACACTCCTTTATCAGAATTAACTTATCTCCACCCAAATCAACCCACATATGATCCTAAAAGTACAACTAAAGTAGACAATATAGAAAAACACCCAGAACATTCTAAAGGTTATTCTTATATAAGATATTCTGTCCCAGAAGTTTTACCAAAATTATTTCCCGGTGATGGGGGTCCCTTAGATAAAAAATATCCCCCTATGTTAGGATGTAGTTTTGATCCTAGTATATGTATAATGCCTCACCAAATACCCCAATTAAGATTTCAGGCGTGGGAGGGACATAGAGAGGATAAAAAATCAGACATAGAACCTGGAGATGAGAATTGGGAAAAAGAAACAGGTAATTTTACTTCTTTTACTAAGGTAGAATCTGATATACATTCTATAGGACATGTTTATCTTAATCTAGATCATTTAATTAAAAATTATGAATCATTATTATTCGAAGAGTATAATACAGATGTATCTGATGAAAAAAAAGTTAGAAGAAGAAAGAAAAAAGTATTTAATTTACATGATTATATAACTACTATATGGAATGATGTAAATAAAGCTTGTGGAGGGTATTATGATTTTGGGGTACACACAGAACATGAAAGACCACATGTAGCTAGAATACTAGACTTTACTCTTAGTGGACGACCTCCGGTAAATATATTTGAATTTGACCCACAAGGATTAAATTCTATTTCTAGACAGAACTTTTTTTCATCTAAATTAGATAATGATTTCGCAGCATCAATATCTATAGCAGCTCAAGCACCTGATAATATAGATTCTTTAGAATCATTATCTTTTAAAGCTTTTCGTAAAGGTATAAAAAGCAGATTTACCCTTCCTCAAATGTCAAGAGAAGAAAGATGGAAAATGATAAGAGAAGCAGGAAAAGAATATGAAGAGGACTTAAAAAGATATGGTGACACTTTATATAGTTTAGGTTTTTATTTAAAAAAATTAGGACAAAGTAATTATAAATCAGAAATAGTTTATAAATCTGGTGAGGACGGAGGAATGGAACCTGATTATACAAGAACCCCTTTATCAGCTGAACAAGCTAAAAGATTAGCTGCAAATATAGAAGAACAAAGAGTAAAAATTGCTGCTAGATACCCTAGATATCAAGAGGATGGTATAACTCCTTACTTCACAGTAAATGAAAAAAATAAATCTAATAATGTAGAAGCTAATGCATGGTATGAGGGGAATGCTGGAGATGAAAATAATTTCTCTAAAACTAAATTACAAAGTTTAAATTATAAAGGCCAATTTAGAGAACAATCAACCCATTATAGAAGTGCAATAATACCTTTAACTTCCAATATAACTTTAGACGGTATAGCAGGTATAGTTCCTTTACAATTATATAAGATAAATCCAGAAAAATTACCTCTTGGGTATCAAGGAGATGATGTAGCTTTTGTTGTAAAATCTGAAAGCCAAAAAATTACATCAGGACAAGATTGGACAACAACAATCCAAGGTAATTTTACTCTTTTAAATATACATAGTAATACAGGAGATAATAATCTAAAGGGAGAAAATGATACTAGCCCAGAATTAAATGAAATAGATGAAGATGTACAGTGGTACGCAAATCAATTAAGGGCATTAATGGATCAACATGGCCATGTTGAAAAAATTTACACTAACAACTTAGGAGTAGGAAGTGGTGAATTAGATTCAAATGGAGATATAGACCCAATAATAGTAGAGTTTATGGAAATATTCTTTAAAGAATTAGATGCTGTAGATGAAGATGGAAATTCTAAATGGTTTAAAGATTTTCCAGACTGCCCCTCTGAACCACCTTTTCAACAATTATACTTTACAGCAGGAAATGATTTACATCATGCATCCTCAACTAATAGTTACCATAATGCTAACAAAAGAAAAGATGGTTTAGATTTAGGATTAGCAGTAGATTTTAGATTAGTATCTGGTATGACAAAAGAGGGAACAGATAGTGGTGTATTCCCAGGTAGTAATGTTTATCATTCATCCTATGCTAATAGTAGTGGTCATGATAATTATGCAAAGATGTCTGTACAACGTAAACATTTAGAAATGATGATAAAAAAATCATCTCTATTCCCTCCTGCAGATGGATATCAGATTATGACATTGGATGATTTAAATGAAACCCAATTAGCTCAATTATCTAATTCAGTAGGTCTAGGGGACCCAGTTAATAGACCTGATTTGACTGATGCCTATTTGGATTCAAATATCGGAGAGACCTATACAGATTGGAGAGGTGCCGTTGTTGATGGTATAATTAAAATTATGCTGTTTAATGGTTTATCATGGATAGAATTGAGTACTGTTGTTGGA